AAGAGTGCCAGCGTCCACCGACCCGTAGCCTACGACAAAACACGCGTCATTTTTTCAACCCTAACAACCTAAAAGCAACCAAAATGGGAACTAGAGGAACAAAACAGAAGGTTATTACCGAAATTCAATATGCTGAAGGCGCACCAGATCCGTCGCCTTGGCTCGATGACCTTGCTAAAAAAGAATATCGTCGAGTTGTTGCGATAATGTCTGAGACGACAGGAGCATTGCAGCAAGTGGATATGGCAACGCTTGAAACGTATGCACAAAGCTACGCTGACTTTGCACGCTTGACTGAGGAGATTCGCAAGGAAGGAGAAGTGTTGAAAGCGAACAATACGGTGTACACGCAAGCCAATCCGAAATGTGCGCTACGTCAGGCAGCTATGAAGCAATGCTTATCTGCATCTGCAAAGCTTGGCTTTAATCCTGTTGATCGCAAACGCGCATCTAGCAAGACGATGGGCAAAAAGCATAACCCACTTGATGAATTTTAAGATGAACAATATCGAAACCGCAAAACAACTTGTGTTAGGTGATCGCAATAATGCTTACGGCGATCCTAAAGATGATTACACGCGCACGGCTAAGATCTGGAGCGGACTGCTTGCTGATAAATTAAAAGACGAGATTACACCAGAGGAAGCTATTTTGATGATGGTAGGATTGAAGCTTTCGCGTGAGATCCACAAGCCAAAGTCTGACAACGTGATAGATGCATATGGGTATCTGCTTTGTTATGAGTGGGCATCAACTGGAAAAAAGCCATGAACGGTAAAGGATCAGCACCACGCAACTGCTTTAGTGAACAGTTTAGATCCAATTACGAATCAATAAACTGGAAAAAGAAAAAGAAACCTACGCCTAAGAAAGGCGAAAAGTCTGTATGTCTAATCAAACCACAGTAAATCCTGTCACAGAATTCGCTCTTGATATTGTCCAGGGACGCAAGACCGCGTGTAAGTGGGTAAAGCTTGCTTGCGAAAGGCATCTGCGCGACTTAAAAGATGCGAGATGGGTGTTTGATGAGGACGAAGTAAACAAGCGTATTAAGCTTTTTCCGTTACTTAAGCATTACAAAGGCTCGTTTAAAGGTAAGCCGTTCATATTATCCGACTGGCAAAAGTTTGTAATTGGTTCGATCTTTGGCTGGAAATGGAAAGACAGTGCCAAGCGCCGTTACAGGTATGCGTTTATTAAAGTACCGCGTAAAAACGGAAAGACATTTTTAGCTGCTGGTGTAGCAATTCAAATGCTTTTGTATGGTCGCAATCTACAAAAGAACGGAAAGTTGCAGCCAGAGGGTGGTGCGGAAGTATATTTCGTAGCTACTAAGGAAGATCAGGCAAAGATCGGTTGGAAAGATTGTTGTTCGATTATTAAGCGCTCGCTTGGTTTTTCAGAAAGGCTAACGGTTCGTATTCACGAGATTAGATATGACGATCAGGATGCGTTCTGTAAGCCGTTAGGCTCAGACTCAGAGACGTTGGACGGTTTGAATCCTGTTTGTGCAATCAAGGACGAATTTCACGCATGGCCTGACAGAAACTTGCACGATGTTATTGAAGATGCTTACGGCGCTCGAGATCAGCCACTTGATTTTATTATTACGACTGAAGGAACGCTAAGAAATTCTATTCACGATGAAATCGACACGCATTGTAAAAACATTTTGTCGAGCGATGGCAGTTATTTGGATGATTCTTTTTTTGCAATGATTTATGAGCCAGACGAAGGCGATGATCCGTTTGATGAAAAGACATGGGAAAAGAGTAATCCTAACTTAGGAATATCTAAGTCGATGGATTATATGCGCGATCAGGCATCGAAAGCGCGTTTGATGCCGAACAAATACAGTACGTTTTTAACAAAACAACTTAATCGGCGCACGGATATTAGTGAAAGATGGCTTTCAATGGATCAGTGGGACGCTTGCAAACGCGTAGTTGAGGAAGAAAACTTAGTTGGAATCGCTGGCACTGCTGGCTTAGACCTTGCTCGCTCTCGAGATATGTCATCGTTTCAAGCGGTATTTCCTGATGGCAATGGCGGTTTCTCAATTGTTTCTAGGTATTGGATACCAGAGGCAGAGATTGAAGAACGTAAACGCAGGGATCGTGTGCCTTACGACGTATGGGAGAGGCAAGGATTTCTGACAGTAACTGAAGGCAACGTGACTGATTTCCGTTTAATTGAAAACGAAGTGGCAGAACTATGTCACAAGTTTCAGATCAACGAGCTTGCTTACGATCCAATGTTTGCAACTGACCTTGCTTTGAGGCTTAGGGACGATCACGGCCTAAACGTAACTGAGTTTTCACAGACCTTTAAAAACTTTGCGATGCCTTGTAAAGAACTCGAGCGACTCTTGATTTCCGGTCAACTGCACCACAACGGTAATCCAATCTTGCGTTGGAACGCTGGCAATGTGGTCTCTCGTGTTGGTCCTAGTGGCAATCAGATGCCAGACAAGGCTAAGTCTAGCGCACGAATAGACGGAATCGTAGCGCTACTAATGGCTTTAGGGAGACAACTTAACACCGAAACCGGCTTGATGCCTATGATTCAATGAACCCAGAAGATAAATATCTAACTACAAAGGAACTAAGAGCTAGATTTGAAGATGCAGGAATAACACGCAGCACGAAATTCTTTCGTTGGCTGATTCGTTCTTGTCCAAAGAACATCGCAAATCGTTATTTGAAATTTAGTGATGGCATGGAATATTGGCGTGCCAATCCAGATTTACGTCCACCTGTGTTGCCAAAAAGGAGACGAATCGTACTAAAAAGGCAACAAATGAAAACTTTGTGACCTTTTAGGCAACCTTTAGCAGTTATAGTTTAACTGCAATATAACTTGTTTAGTTGTGTGCCGAGCGCCACAACCGAAACAAGGATTGTACCGCAGACCTTTTGGTCGAAGGTACGAAACGCGACAAGACTTCTGCCTAAAAAGCAGGAGACACGCGGTGCGTTGGATAATTTAGCCGGCGTTTCAGATTTTGGTCAGCCACAAAGCTGGTTGCTTAATTTCTTAGGCTTACCAAGCAAGTCAGGTGCTGCCGTATCGCATACAACTGCGATGAACATTCCGACCGTTTACGCGTGCGTAAACATTTTGTCGGAGGCAATGGCTACGATTCCGCTTCGCTTATACAGAAAGACCGCAAATGGTCGCGAGGAAGCAACTGACCTTGATCTTTATGATTTGATGGTAACGTCGCCGGACGGTTTTCGCACGGCGTTTGAGTGGAGACGTTTCATGCAAGCCTGCCTTTCATGGCGTGGCAATGCGTACTCTCGCATTTACCGCAATACTTATGGCGAACCTGAAAGAATCATTCCACTCAATCCTGAGTTTGTGTCGATATGGCCTCAAGCGGACGGCACGGCTTTGTACCGATATAAGTCGGAAAACATCCCCTTTACAGACATTGTCCACCTTAAAGGACTGTCAACAAACGGCTGGATCGGACACAGTCCAATCACGCTCATGCGTGAAGCGCTCGGTCTCGCGCTCACGACGGAAGAACACGCGTCGAGGCACTTCGCAAACGGCGCGACTCCTGGGGGACTGCTAGTTGTACCTAAGAATTTAACATCTCAGCAGCTCGAGGAACTCGAAGCACAGTGGGATACTAAGCACCGTGGCGTTGGATCGGTAAACCGTCCAATGATTGCAAGCGGTGGTCTTGATTGGAAACAGATCGGACTAAGCAACGAAGATTCGCAATTTTTAGCTTCTCGAGAATTCCAAGTTGATGAAATTGCAATGGGTTTCCGCGTTCCTGTTGTTTTAATTCGCAACACAAGCAAAGCATCATCTTGGGGAACTGGCATTGAGACAATTACGCAAGGCTTTGTTAAATTTACTTTAGCTCCACTAGCTCGTTCATGGGAGCAGTCGCTTGATTTATCGCTTCTAACTTACGCGCAACGTAAAGCTGGTTATTATTTTAGTTTTGATTTCCGCAGCTTAATGCGCGGAGACGCAAAGACACGCGCAGCGTTTTATCAGACCATGCGCAACATTGGTGCGATGAGTGTAAATGAGATTCGCGCTGAAGAACATTTTAACGATCTACCCGACAACATAGGCGATGATTATCGCTTGCCATTTAATGGCACTGGAGGAGCGGTCGCAGCACAACCAGCCATTGCCAAAGGCGATGAAGTAGAAGCAGGAGATGACGAATCATGAACAAACACATTGAACATCGCGCAATTAAAGGAATCGAATTTCGCGCAGCAAAAGAAGGATCAGGATCAATCGGAACACTCATTGGATATGCAGCAGTGTTTAATTCCGATAGCGTTGACATGGGCGGTTGGGTAGAGCGCATTGCCCCCGGTGCTTTTAAACGCACGCTTACTGAAAATCCTGATGTTTACGCTTTCTGGTCGCACAATTCAGAGCATCCAATTGCACGCACGCCAAATACGCTGCGCCTTTCTGAAGATGATCACGGACTTCGTTGCGAAATCGATTTAATCGATACACGCGCTAACAATGATCTTCTGGCAAAAATTCGTGCAGGGATTGTTGATTCAATGTCTTTTGGATTTAGGCCGGTTTCTCAGCAATGGGATTCGAACGTAGATCCAAGCGTCGGCGATGGCGATGATTCTGTTAGAACGCTTTTAGACGTTGATCTTTTTGAAGTCAGTCCATGCGTATGGCCTGCTTATCCAGATACTTCGATTGCAGAACGTTCATTTAAGAAGTTCCGCGAAGTATGCGAAGCAACACCTGCGGTTCGCTCGCTCTCGTTTAAGAACGAGGAGCCAGTAGTTCCTGCAACGACTTTGTCAGATAATATAAACGCCAAGAGCTTGTGGGAGGCTCGTGCGCGTTTCCTTTAAACCGAACTCCCGTATCATAATATGAGCCAACTAAAAATCAGAAAATTGCAGGAGGAAATTGGCGCGGTGAAAAAGGAAATCCGCACCTACCTCGATGCTAATCAGAACATCAAGTCCGATGACGCAAAGTTGAAAGAACTCGAAGCACGCTTCGATTCCGTAAATAGCCAAATCGAAATCGAAACTCGCCAGCTTGCACGCGAAAGCGCAGCACCTCGTGAGCTTTCAATCAGCGAACAACGTGATTCACAACGTTTCCATCTTGGAAAAGCACTTCAAGGTACTCTAACAGGTAAACTTGATGGCGTTGAAAAAGAATTAAACGATGAAGGTATCCGCGAAGCTCGCGATGCTGGAATTAAGAACAACGGTGGCTTAATGCTTCCTTCATTCTTCGTTCGTCGTCAAAACCGTTTAGAACAACGTGCTATGACTGCAACTGGCACAACTTCAACTTCTCTGGACCAAGGTGGTCAAACGATTGCTACAACTCCAGAAGGTCTTGTTGATTCTTTCTACGAAGCAATGGTGCTTGAGAAAGCCGGTTTTACAATCATCGAAGGCTTAGTTGGTAACGTTCCATTCCCTCGTTATGTAAAGGATTCAAATCCTCCAACGAAGGCAGAAAATGCAACTGCAACCGCACTTGCACCAACAACTGCAACAATCACTCTAACTCCTCACCGTCTGCCTGCATATACAGACATTTCCGAGCAATTACTCATGCAGTCATCTGCTGCAATTGAGACAGTTGTTCGCCGTAACATTGCGGAACAAATGGCTGCACAAATGCAGAACTTGGTCATCAACGGTACAGGTTCAAGCAATCAGCCAACTGGTATCTTGAACACTTCTGGCATCGGCGCTCTATACGCTGGTGGTGCTAACACAACTAGCTCAACCTATGCAAACGGTTCCGCTCAAGTATGGTCTGACTGGGTAAATCTTGAAACATACGTTGCAAGCCAGAACGTAAGTGGTGGTCGCCTTGGTTATTTAACGAACGCAAAAGTTCGTGGTCAAGCAAAGCAAACCTTAAAGGGTCTAAAGACCATTGGTTCCACAACTGCAACTGACTCACGCATGATCTGGGATGATGGTGATGAAGTTAATGCTTATCCAGCATTCGTCACTAACTCAGTATATTCGACAGGTACAAAAGGAACAGGCACAGGTCTTTCCTCACTCATCCACGGTCGTTTCGACGATGGTTATGTCGGTATGTGGGCAGGATTAAGTTTAGAACTCTTACGCGATGGAACACTCGCTACTCAGGGCTTCTACCGCTTAGTCGGCGCTCTCTATTTCGACTTTGGCATTGTTCGCCCAGTGTCATTTGCAGCTATTCAGGACATCAGCGCCTAATAGTTAGCAACTAAATACAATCCCACTCTTGGTAGGGTATGCCAAGGGTGGGAACACTTTCCTTCCCATGATTATTAAAATTACACGCTCTTGTCGGGGACGCTCTCGCTCATTTGATGAAAATCAAATCGTTGATCTGCCAGAAAACGAAGCGGTCGAGCTTATTATGGCTGAGGCAGCTTATGCCACAGACCTTCCTGTTGAAACAACTACCGCAGCACCAGCAATGGTGAACACGGAGTCTCCAATTGCTAAAGCGCTAAAGATTAGCCGTCGCAAGTAATGCCATACGTCCTTACAACACCTCCTAGTTCTGAGCCGGTATCGTTAGCCGATGCTCGTGACTATATGCGCATCGAGAACTCTGATGAAGATACAGTAATCAGTGGACTCGTTACGGCTGCTAGGGTGTTTGTGGAAAATTACACAGGACGTAATCTGGTAAACACGCAATGGACGCTGGTAATGCCACAGTTTATACCAGATGACATTCCTAATTTGCCAAATCTTCAGAATCTTTACTCGATTTATCTTCCTGCTGCTTACAACAACGTTGTTTTCCTCAATTATCAGGACTTAAAAAAGTATTCTAAATCAGTACGCGAAGTGTTGATTGCTAAAAATCCACTCGTTTCAGTCGATTCAATTACTTACTACGATACAAATAACACGCTTCAAACGTGGTCGGTAGGATCTCCAGCGCAGTATTATTTGGATACCGCAAGCACGATTGCTCGCATTGTCTTAGATCCTAACGCTAGTTTTCCTGATACTTATCAGCGTCCAGATGCAATTAGCATCAAATTTACGGCAGGATATGGCTCTGCGCTTCCTGCTCCATTACTTTTAGCGATTAAGCAACTTGCTGCGTTTTTCTACGAATCAGATCAAGCACGTTCTGCTTCTGAAATTCGCGGATCAAGTAGCGATGAACTGCTTAATCATCTTCCTGCGGTCAAAGCGATCTTAGATCAGTACCGCACAACATTCTTAGCTTACCCAGGAACGATGGCGTAACCGTAACGATGTATAAAACTTTATACATAGATACTTCTAGCGGTAACGTCGCAACAACTGCAACGGCATTGGATTATTATCCACCGATTGAGATGTATTTGCGCGATGTAAGCCAGGTTGGAATCTCATTTACTTACAATGCAGCACCAATCACCTCGAGTGTTTTGGCTAACGGCAGTAAATTGAATGTTGGAATTAAGACCGCATCAATTACTTCGTCCGTTTTAGCTTACGCAAATACATACACGTTAAGCGGTGATGGCAAAACGGCATTGGTAAATTTTAATTTAGATACTCCTGCGCTCGTAACTTACTTTAAAAATAACGTTCCACCATCACAACAGAAAGAAACATTCTGGTTTGAAGTGGAAGTGTCTGCTTCTGACAACTCGTTTCGCAAAACGTATTGCCAGTCAGAAGTTGTAATTCACAAAGACGTAAATTCAACAGGAGCATCGGTGTAAAATGTACAATTCACTTTACATCGACATTGCAACAGGAGACATAGCATCAACCGCAGGAGATGCTGATGTTTATCAACCACTTCAAATGTACTTGCGCGATGTCTTACCGATTTCGCTGCAATTCCTTTCAAATGGATCTCCTGTAACTTCGACAGTCTTAGCAAATAATAGCATTTTGCGGTTAGGAATTAAAACCGCATCGATGACATCAACGCTACTAGCTGCGTCATCGACCTATACTTTAAGCACCGATGGAACGGCTGCTTTAGTTACACTAAACCTCAACACCACGGATTTAGTTAATTATTTTACATCTAACGTTTCACCTACCGCAAGACAGGCATTGTTCTGGTTTGAGGTTGAGGTAAGCGCTTCAGATGAATCAACGCGTCAGACCTATTGCCAAACAAAGGTCACGATCATCAAGGACATCAATGCTCCTACGGATCTGCCTCCAACTCCTGCAACAACTGACACGCACGTTTTAAAAGGAGCTTTGTTTGATTCAAACGGCAATGCGTTTTGTCCTAACTTTCTTAACTTTCGTCCAGATATTACAGGACCATCAGGCGGTGGCTCAAATTTGGATGCAGTACCTACTGCAAGCGCTACTAAGCCAATGGTTTTTATTACTTTTTACGGCAATCAGTTACGGCCTTGGATACTGACTGCTTCAAGTGGAACTCCAGTCACAGGAACAGGAATAGTTGTTCCGCTCGATTGGAATTCCTTAACGAACAACGTCCAGTGGACCGAACTCGCTTTCTCCTGATGAAAAACCTTTTCGGATCAATTATTGCATTTTTAGGTTTGGTTACTTTAGCGGTAGCTCAACCAACGCCTAGCTTTAGCGTTACGGCTAACTCAAGCGGAACTGTAGTTGCTCCAAGCAACTTTATTGCTGCTAACAATATCGTTGTTACGACAAACAATTATGCCAATCCATCGTGGTTGACTTCATTATCTTGGTCGAAAGTTACATCAACTCCGACAAATCTAGCCGGTTACGGCATTACAGATCCGGTGGTTCTTACTACCGGATCTTATGTCAACCCTTCTTGGATTGCATCGCTTTCATGGAGTAAGATTTCTGGCACTCCAACCACCGCATCTGCTTACGGAATTACAAACGGTGCAGTATTGGATAGCATTGGCGCTGCGCCACAAACAGGTTCTGGTAGCTTGGTATTTAGCAACTCGCCAGCTTTAGTAACGCCTAACATCGGATCAGCTACTGCAACGAGCGTAAATGGTCTAAAGATTACTAGCACAACTGGCACAATTACTTTGGCTGGTGGTAAAACTTTAACCACAAACAACACACTTACTTTATCCGCAACAGATAATGCTTTGCTAAACATTGGAAACGGTGGAACGCTTGGATCTGCTGCTTATACGGCTGCATCTGCTTACGATGTATCTGGTGCTGCCTCAGCAGTATCAGCCAACTCTCTGCAAAAGGCATCAAATCTTTCTGACTTAACATCAGCATCAACTGCTAGAACCAATTTAGGCGTTACTGCTACTGGATCTGACACCACATACGCTTATAGAGCAAATAACTTGTCGGATTTGACTTCAGCAGCAACTGCTAGGTCAAATCTTGGCCTTGGAACGGCAGCAACGACTAACTCAACGGCATACGATGCTGCTGGTGCAGCTTCAACCGCTCAGGCTTACGCAATTCAACGTGCAAATCACACAGGAACGCAGCCAGTTTCAACAATAACTGGTTTAGCTACATCAGCCACAACAGATACAACCAATGCGTCAAATATTACATCAGGAACGTTGCCTAATGCTCGTTTGTCGAGCGTTCCTAATAGCGCACTAGCTAATTCCTCAGTAACCGTAACGGCTGGATCTGGTTTGTCTGGCGGTGGAATAGTTAGCCTTGGTGGAACAGTTAGCATTTCGGCAAATGTAACGTCTGTTGCTGGCAGAACTGGATCTGTGACGCTAAGTTCTGGCGATATTAGCGGATTAGCTGCATCGGCTACAACAGACACGACCAACGCAAGCAACATTACCAGTGGCACATTGCCAAACGCACGCCTTTCAAGCGTTCCAAATTCTGCTTTAGCCAACTCCACAATAACGATTGCTGGCAATTCTACGGCCTTGGGAGGCTCTGTTTCTCAAGATAGTATTACTGGCTTATCTAGCACTGGAATCGTCAAAAGAACGGCAGCAAATACGCTTACAACGGCAACGGCTGACACGGATTACACAACTCCAAGTGGTACTGAAACGCTTACAAACAAAACCATTTCTGGTGCTTCAAACACGCTTTCTAACATCGGCAATTCATCGCTTACCAATTCATCGGTTAGCGTAGTAGCTGGATCTGGATTAAGCGGTGGTGGTAGCGTTTCACTTGGTGGATCTACTACCTTAACCGCTAACGTTACATCTGTTGCTGGTCGCACAGGCGCAGTAACTATTTCATCAAGCGATGTTTCTGGTTTGGCTGCTAGTGCAACCACAGATACCACAAACGCATCGAACATTACAAGCGGTACGCTTCCTAATACTCGCTTATCGTCAGTTCCTAATACGGCACTTGCAAATAGCTCAATTAACGTAATTGCAGGTAGCGGATTAAGTGGCGGTGGTACAGTAGCACTTGGCGGTACGACAACTTTAAGTAATGCTGGTGTTACAAATTTAGTAGCTGGATCAGGAGTAACATTAAATACCAACAATGGCTCAGTAACAATTAACGCTACAGGTACAGGCGGTACAGTAACTAGCGTTTCTGGTACAGGTACAGTTCAAGGAATTACACTTACAGGAAATGTTACTAGTTCTGGTTCACTAACATTGGGTGGTTCACTTTCTGCAATCAATTTAGCAAGCCAAGTTACAGGAACATTAAATGTGGCTAGTGGTGGTACAGGAACAACTGGACTAACTGGTTATGTTTATGGAAATGGTACTAGCGCAATGACTGCTAGCACAACAATTCCTACATCAGCTTTAAGTGGCACAATAGCTTTAGGTACACAGGTGTCTGGTACGCTTAACGCAGCTTCTGGTGGTACGGGGGTGGCTGGCACTATAACGGGTTATGAATATGCCAATGGTACGGGGGCACATACGGCTAGTACAACCATACCAACGTCTGTCCTTTCTGGCACAATAAGTAATAGTCAGCTTACCAATAATAGCATAACGATTGCAGGCACGGCAACGGCTCTAGGAGGCTCTATCTCGCAGGATACGATCACTGGCCTATCCACAACTGGGTTAGTTCAACGTACAGGCGCTAATACGCTGGCAATAGCTACTCCTAATACGAACTACCTCCCAGCAACCACAGGCAATAGCGCACAGCTTTTAGCTTCTAACGGCTCAGGAGGAATGGCTAATGTTAATGTGGGTAGTGGGTTGTCCTATTCAGGAGGAACGCTTTCTAGTACGTCAGGGGGCGGATCTGTAACCAACGTAACTGTTAGCGGTAATTCAGGTGTGCTGGCAGGCGTCACTACGCCCACGACGACACCTGCTATAAGCATAGGACTAGGCAACATAACGCCTCTTAGTGACACGTCTGTATTTAATGGACCTATTGGAGGAACAACCCCTAACGCTGGTAGCTTCACAACGCTTAATAGCTCTGGACAGACATTACTGGCTACGAGCAGTGGTAATGTGGGGGTGGGAACAACAAGTCCTTATACAAAGTTGGACGTTTCTGGGGCCGCTGGAATGAAAGTTTATTATACAGGCGGTACTGATGGCAATTCGGCTGGCAGTATTACATTGGGTGATGGAGTTAGATCTGGCAATTATGTTGGTTTATTTAGAGGCACTTCAATTTCTGGAGGTACGGCATCAAATGCATTATCTTTAGGAGCTTATGATTATATAGCTTTTGACGTAAGCGGTACTACTTTAGGCTCTCAAACAGAGCGTATGCGTATAGATAGCGCTGGTAACTTAGGTTTGGGTACAACATCACCTAGTAGCTATACATCTGGTGGTGGCATGGTGATTAACTCAACACAAGCTAGTAGCTCCACAAGCTCAGGAGCTTTAGTAATTAGTCCTACGGGCAGTGGGGGACTGGGTGTGGGCGGAAACATTAATGCTGGTGGCAATATAACTTCAGCAGGAAGTATTTTTGCGACAGGTGGATCTTATGCTGCTTATTATGCTAATGGTAGTAACGGTGGTTCATTTCAAATTCAAGCAACAGGAACTAATTACGGCGCATTATATGGTAATAGTTCAGCCACTAGTTTAGATAGTGGTAGTTCACCTAGTTTATATTTAAATGTTGGTGGATCAACTCGTGGTTTATTTACAAGCAGTGCTATTAGTTTTCAAAACGCCAACGTGGGCATCGGCACGACGTCGCCTAGCTTTCCTCTAGATGTACAAAACACTAGCACCAATGCACCATTAATTAGAACCTATGGTAACACTTATAGCGGAATACGTTTAGATACTTCTAATGCTAATGCAAATGCTAGAAACTGGGATGTGGTAAGTAACTTTTCAGCTTTTGGCGATTTTGGAATAAACCAAAGTAGTACATTAGGTGGCAGTCCAGATTCTGGTACAACTAGATTCTATATTAGCCAAGCAGGCAACGTGGGTATCGGCACCACCTCGCCTAGTAACATTCTTAGTATAAATCAACCTTCAGCAGTAGATGCTAAAGTTAGCGTATCTGTTAGCACAGGAACTAAAGCAGCTTATACAGCATATATTAATAATATAGTAACATCTGTTGGTAGCGAAAATAGTTCAGGTGGTAACATGGTTGCAGGTTCTTCACCTTATGCTTCAGTATTTGCTAACAACGGTGCTTATCCTGTACAGTTTGGTACTAACAATACTGTAAGAGCTACTATTGACTCAGCAGGCAACGTGGGCATCGGCACTACGGGACCTGATAGTCCATTACAAATTAGTTCAAACAATCCAACTCAAGGCATATTAGAACATATTTATAATTCAGCTTCAAGTAGTCAAAACGGAGCTTATTTACAATTTACTCAGGCTT